GTTCAGAATCTTTTTCCATAATCTCTAGTTTAGTTGAGTGTTGATTGAGCTTCTCCTGGATTTGAAAAAATCCGAAGGTGCCGAGTGCGACCATTATGATCAAAGAGATCACGGTCTTCATCGGCATTTGTACGTTTTGTTCGGGTCCTAGCTTCATATTTATTCCTTCTGATTTACATCTCCAAAGATGATTTTATATTTTAATTTACCACCATCATCCCCTTGAGTATGATCTGTTGGTTCTTCAATTGATATAACATGCTTTACGCCGTTACATCCAACAGAAAAAAGAAATAACAAACCGATGACCATACAAGACACTAAATACTTCATCCATTTAGTCTCCCTGTTTCTTTTTCTTGCGTCTCTTCTTGTTCTTAAGATTTTTAAAGCTCTGTACCTCATCTTCTATTATCTCCACTTTGGTTTTAATTAAAACCATATCTTGTGAAAGAGAGAATGTACGTTGAAGTGTCCATCCTCCGAGCGCTAATAGTATAGCGAGTAGTGCCGTTATTAATTTTTCGTTCATCTTATTTTCAATTGTTTTTGTCTCATTGTGCCTATTTTGTTATTATGTTTTCCCAAATACCATTCAGAAGATTCATAATTTGCCTCCTTCAGTTGTTCCACTTGTCTGTAGGTTAGCGTTGGATTTGTTTTAGCCAATTCATGTATGCTCATCGTTGGTACAGAGTATTCATACGTTTGTTGCTCTGCGTTTTCTTGTTCGTCTTTTATTTGACAACATGTACCTAATTTTTCTTTTTCTTTGGTATGCATATTGCAAGTTTTTTTTTCGTCTATTGACATGAGAGACACTCATCGTTGTTTACTTTAGTTCCCTGCGGATTACAATTACATTTTTCACATGGACAAACGCCATTACTGTCAGAATGTCCACTAACATTACAATGACAGTTACAAAAACAATCTTTACATTTATTCATTTTTTTTCTCTTCAATTTTGTAGAAGAACTTATCCGTATCTTCTGTTTTCCATTTCCCTGTATCCTCCACATTCCACGTAGACGTTTGTACCTTCCAGTCCGGAACCTCATCTCTAACTGTGAAAGAGGGAATACTCCATATTAATCTATTGTTTGGCTGAGCCGCATAGTTGCCATCATTCAAGGCAAGTATATGAGCGCACTTATGTTCGTGCGGGATCTCTGAATGTTCTGTATCTACTATATTAGACTCTGGGTGAGCCCAGTCAACTGTAAAGAGATAATGTCCATGATGCCATTTCTTGTCTTTTCCTATGAATTTACCTGTTTGGCTGGCTAAGATATCGAAAGTAGTAATACTAGGATAGTAACTGAAACAATTCCAAAGCTCCAACTCGTCAAGTCTAGGCCGAGGAACTTCTTTGACATCAAATCCTCGCTGGATGAAGGCAGAAATTGGAAGACGATAGAAGACAGCACCGTTTTCCATAATTGCATGAAAGAGTATAGCTTTCCCTGAAATTGATGCCATGCCAAAGATGACACAGTCTTCAGCTTCTCCCACATGTACGGAAAGGTCATAGAGATATTCTCTCCTGATCTGCGAGTACAACGCAGGTATATTCGCGTTTAAGTAAGCCATTCAACATATAACCCTATTATGCTATTGCTAAAATAATCATAACAACTACAGCGGCAATCACTAATTTTTTATGATCTGTCCATAGGTGTTCTACTTGATCTAATATATCCATGTTTCCTCCTATTTTATGTTACCCCAATTAGAGCCAAATTCATAGTCTACTTTGTTGTCTATTTCAAGTTCAAATGCTTCCTCCATAATCTTTTTAATAGTATTAGCCTGCTCTTGATTTTTAATAGAAATACATAATTCATCATGAATTTGTATATGAGGGAGTATACCTTTTTTATACAAATCTACCATTGCTTTTTTAGTCATGTCTGCAGCACTACCCTGAACTAATTTATTTAATGCTCTGTATATAAAAGCAGGTTGATAATGATTTTCAAAATATTTGCATTGTTTATCAGGTGGATATCCTTTATCCGATAATGAAATCTTGTAGTGATTTTTAGCATCGTCTTCGGATAGAAATGGTACAGGTTTTTCTACTGCAATTCTTTTTACTTTTCCATCTTCATCTTTCTCAATTTTACCTTTGTCATCTTTCTTATCTTCTTCTACTATAATTACAAATTTTTTATCTTTGGCGTTCCATTTTTTAGCCATCGGTTCCCATTTATCAAAACGACAAAATCTATCTCCTATTGTGTAAAGAAATTTATTTCTTCGGGCGTACTCTTGTAAATCATAGGAAAGTTCTTTTACAAATGGAACTTTTTCATGATACTTTTTAAATATTGCGTTCGCTTCCGAGTAATCAAGACTAAGTTGTTGAGCTAATTTGTTTTTACCCATTCCATAAAATAAACCTAAGTTAATTGTTTTAGCCGTGGGCCGTGGTATTTGAGCCATGTCTGCTACAATTTTGTGAAAATCTGCGTCAGGATCTTCTTTGTAAGATTTAACTAAAGCTTCCGTGCCACTTTTTTTTAATTTTACGGCATAATGAACAACAATTCTTGGTTCTTGCTGTGAGTAGTCAAATGACCCCCAAGAACATCCTTCTTCTGGAATAAATAATGCTCGCATGTTTTTACCAATAAAACCCTTAGCTGGAATTTGTTGTAAATTTGGGTTGGACATTGAAAACCTTCCAGTAACCGTTCCTCCAACAGTCCCTCCTTTGTCTCCTCTAATTTGATTAATGTCTGCATGAATTCTTCCATTATGAACAAATTTTAAAAGACCTTCAACAAAAGTACCTTTTGCTTTATCAAATTCTCTAGCTTTAGCTATTAGTCTTATAAAATGATTTTTATGAGTTTTTAAATAATCCTTAGGCAGTTGCGGTAATTTAGATTTAGGAGTTACTTTGTAGTCTTTTATTTTTAATTTTTCTAAAAGTTTTTTAATAGAAGATGCTGCCCAAATCTCAATTTTAACTCCTGTTCTTCTTTCAATATAATCAATTATAGATTTTTTTGATTTATTTAATCTTTCTCCAAATTTCTTAGCTGCATCAACATCAATTCGAACTCCCTTAAACCTCATATCAACAAGACATGGAAATAATTCCGTTTCTAAATCAAAAATAGATCTTAAAGTTTTAATTTTTTCATTGTCTGTTCCAACCTCTACTTTTTCTTCTTGATCTATTTTTTCTTCAAAAAGTTTCCAAAGTTTTAAAGTTAGATTAACGTCTTGTTCTGCATAATCTTTTACTGTGGCATAGTCTAATTTGTCCATATTAGTCATAGGATCTTTAATGGTTCCTTGAGAATAAGTTAAAGTTTTTTCTGTAAGGCCCCATTTATATTTATCTTGTCCACTAAGATAATCCTTACTCAGAGCACCCAAGGAATACTTCATTCTGTTTTCATCAATAACTGAAGCAGCAATCATTGTATCGAGCAACGGTCCCTGAGGCATGAGCCCTGATTCTGCACGAATCCAACAGACATCATACATTGCATTGTGAAATACTTTTTTAATTTTTGGATTTTGAAATAATTTCTCATTAAGATAAGGCCATGCATCTTTAGGTTTAATATTATCAGTGTGTGCGTGGCGAAGAGGGAAATAAAGTGTTTGTTTTCCTGTAGCTATTGCGATGCCACACACAAAACCCTTACCTCGTATGGCCCCTGATCCCTGATTCTTTAAATCTGGATCATAAGTTTCTAAGTCAACCGCAACAGTGTCAATACCTTTTAAATCAAGATCAACTAGCTTTGGTGGAACACACATTATTTATTTTTCTTCCATTCTTTATAACCCTTAATCCATTCCTTACTTGAGGTTTCTGCTTCTTCTTTAGTAATACCAGCGTTGCGGTACTCCTCTTCTTCTGTCATGGGTATTAATTTGTAATCTCTTTCAATTATCATTTCAATGAAGTGAACAGCTTTTTCTAAATCTTCCTTTCCGTTTTTGTATCTGTGTCTACAGATATATTTAATAACATTGCCTTCCGGAAAAAGCAACTCGTTCTCAATTACAAATTTACTTGGCTGAATCTTCATCTTGCGGTAGTGTGTTCCACCGATTTGTTTATCGTATGCACTCATGTTATTCTCCTATCATTGTTTATTGGGTTTTCAATTTCGTTCCAATCAGGTCGCCATTCTCTGTGAAAAGAATCTTCGTCCATTGACCATGGTTTTCTAAGAGGAACAGGACCATAATTTCCTAGTTCTCTTCCTGTTTGTGATCTAAGAACCCAACAATCAAATATTCCTCGACTAAACATAGTGTAAGCTAGTCTTCTTTGAACATAAAAATCCTCTGGTTTCATTCTGTATAGGGTTAAATCACCAACTACATTATCAAATGTAGTTCCTTTTACATCATGAATACTGCCATATTTAATTCTAATACTGTCTTCAGGATTAAATCCTTTTCTTATAACTTCTTTTATATAAATCATTCGATTGTCATGATCTTTTTGTTTTTTTAAAAGTAGATCAAAGGCTGTGCCTAAATTAGGTTTTAAAAAGTCTAAGTTTACTACTTCACTATAGGTATAGTCTCTTTTAATCCATTGTTTAAAATTTTTTAAGTTTCCTCTCCCGTATATTATTGCTTCGTTCACTCTTAAGTACTTCCAAAATGCTTTTATTTGATCTAAACTTTTAGGCTCTCCATTTATAAATTTAGGCCATTCTCTATGGCAGTCTATTTCTTTTTTCGACA